TGGGTTTACTCTAAAGCCTATTGAAAGACCATCTAAAGCACCCATCTTTAATAATTCGTAGGCTTCTGCACCTGCTTGGGTTTTAAGAGCCAATCTGCCCTTTACAACTAAACCGTGTTCATCTTCTTTGATCTCATCAAATACACCAATAGGCATATCTGATTTATGTTGATATAAAAGTTTTACACCTTTAGCTTTTCTTTTGCGTATAGATTTTGTGAATGCACCTTTTTCTATAACATCATTGCCTAAATCTTTGTTACCAAATACTGAGCCGTAGCCCTCAAACTCTCCATACTCTTTATCTTCATCTTCATCTTCGTATGCTTTGAGTTCTGATTTGACTTCTAAAATATCTTTTTGTTCTGTGTCAATATCTTCATCAGTTTCTAGGGGTTCATCAATGTCCTTTTTAGGTTTAGGTTTATATCCTGAAACCTCATCTCCCGTTAACTTGGTATATTCTTCGTGGGTTTTGCATGGCATGAAAACTTTGTTTCCATCTTCGTCGTGTGAATGCGAGCCCACGCATCCAATTTCTCTTGCCCTTGCGTTAGCTTCTATAGGGTTATCAAATACATCTTTGCGTATTTCTTTTTTTATTTCATTCTCTATAGAATCTTCTGCAATAGAATCGTACTCATTGGTACAGACAGCTTGGTTAGAATCGTAAAGTTCGCTCATTACTTGGTGTCTCCAATATTCATTGATACCACATATGGTACTTCAGGCACCAGTCTAGCACAAGATGTGAATAAATATTAAATAATTAAAGAAAAGGGTTGTAAATATAACTATAGTTGTTATAATAACTGTATATTATGATTAACAAGGAAAATAAAATGACAAACTTAAACTTAGATACAACACAAAGCACTGACCAAATGATTGCTTCTGTAATGCCTACACTATTAAATGCTATAAAAGAAAAAGCATTTGTTGATGGTTATAAAGCTACAGATGCAGAAGCTTTAGGCTTAGTGGTTAGCAAATTCACACAATGGGATGCAGGTTCTATACTAGCTGTTACTAGCGAAGCCTTAGAAGATGCAAACTTTGATGATCTTGCACAACAAGTAGATATGCTAAAAAGATAAGCATGAATATATTTGCAGTACACAAATGCCCTACTGAATCAGCTAGGGCATTACCCGACAAGCTTGTTGTAAAGATGCCATTAGAAACAGCACAGATGCTTTCAACGGCTCATAGAATATTATCTCCACATAACTATTGTGAGATCAAAGGTCTATATAAACCTGCTTTTGTTAATCACCCTTGCACTATATGGACGAGAGAAACTCACGAAAACTATAGATGGGTCTTAGAACATTTTGTTTCTTTGTGTGAGGAGTACCATAACCGCTATGGTAAATATCATGCTTGTTGGACAAAGTTATGGGATGGTCTTGCAGAGTTTCCTATGGATATAAAAGAAGGTGAACTTACTAAGTTCGCACAAGCTATGCCCGACCAATATAAATCTGATAACCATATATGGTCATATAGAAAGTATATGATTAATGAAAAACATTATGCTAAGTGGGAAAAGGGAACAAGCAAGCCTACTTGGTGGAGAAAATAATAATGCTACAATAAAATTTTGGCACTGACTAAAGGGTTAATTGCACTGGTGCTAGTGATGGTGTTACAAAAATGGTGGTAGGTTCTTTTAGTTATAGTGTCTCCTGTAAACCTACTACCAACACTAGCTAACTATATCTCTCTCGTCTACATAGACAATTACACACCTACAATTTACTACATTTTTTGCACCACCCTTTGAATCTCCTGCAAATTCCATTTCAGCACCACCCACTAAGAAGCTTTCGTCTATATCTACAGTTTGACCATTTGCACTTGCATGAGTAGGTCTTGTTCTAGCATCGCCTGTTGAAACCCATCTTTTTAACATCTTATTACCCAAATTTCTTTGTGCTTGTAAGTGATACGAATGATTTGAAAAACCTGCGGCATTGTGTGTTTCTGTCCTTGAAATAAGTGCGGCACGGCTTCGGCTAATTGGCAAAAACTTGTCTGATACCATTTTAGCTATCTGTGGCAATGTCAGATTGTCTGCTCTCCCTTGTTCTATTAGTACACTTATTCTGTTAGCCATTCTTTCTGTGATGCCACTTAAGATGAGCTGTCTTGTTGTAAAATAAGTGTTTACTACTTGTTCAAAGTCTGTGCTTCTACCGAACACAAAGGCTTCCTGCTTCTTGTTATAGTATTTATCCTCATTCATTTTATAGATGGTTAGAAACACTCTCCTGTAGTGTGAGAGCATTAAGGGAAAGAAGTCTTCCTGCAATGTTCTTTCAGCTATTGCGGGTTGGTATATGCCGTACTCTTTATATAAATGCATTTGCACTCTTACAAACTTTCTGAATAAAGTGTTTACATTTTTAAAGAATCTTTTTTCTAAGTTGTTGCGTATTGCTAATTGTTTTCTAACCTCAGACCTTGCATTGACTCTGCCTTGTCTAAAAGAATGAATCTTTTTGCGATTGGGTGCCTGATTCAAACGCATACTCCTATCATCGCAAGAATCAGGTCTTACTACTTAACGGGTGTCCTTTTGGGAAAAGATCGGTGTCATGTTTACCACCACTGAATCTTCCACTGGATAAGGCTCTTAAAAAACTATTGACTCTTGCATATGCCCATTGATCTGGTCCAGTTACATTAGGTCTTACAGATTGTGGGTTAGTTCTATATGCACCTACACCTCTACGAAATACAGCTTCTAACATTCTTAGTGTTGCTCTTTTTGTAGGTTTATCACCATGCTTTTCATTGTGCTTATCTACTTTCTTTTGTAGACCTTCTTTAACTTTGCCACTCAGTGCCTTTTCATCTTCAACAAAACCAATATGTTCTTCAAGTTCAAACTCTTTTGATTCTTCTCTTTCTATTTGGTTTCTTACTTTTCTTGACCATGAAAAACCTGCGTCCCCTCCCCACAATGCCCATGCAATTCTACCTGCACTTGGATAGCCTTTTTCACCCTGCTTGAAACCTTGTCCCTGTTTGTCTACCTCATGTCTTGAAAAGAAACTAAACATTCTTTTAACTGTAGACACAGAAAGCCTTTCTTTGTTCATTAATTGGTTTGCCCTTGCGACCCCAACACTTGTACCACCACGCTTATATTTCCTTCTCCACTCTAACCCTCTTGCCGCTTCTTCTGCCATAGAATTTATAGGTACTGTATTAATATCTGATAAAGCCTTTTCTTCTTGTAACAAGAATGCTATTTCTTTATCTATATCCTCATCTTCATCATCTCTGTCATCATAGTCATCAACATCTTCTTCGTTGACAGGATTTTCAGGTTTCTCAACTTCTCCATCAGTAAGTGGGAACAATGTAGCTGATATGTAAAGATCGTCTGCACCATCTAAAGGTTCTAAGCCTAATTGTGATCTTGCTTCATTTCTTGTCATGATGCCTTCCCTTACAGCACTGGTAACATTCTCATATGTTCTTTTAACTCTTTCGCTTAGTGCAGGTATAGAGTCTATATCAAACTCTAAAGTCAGACGATCATCAAACAATGGAACTAACCACTCATTTAGGTCTGATGCCATCTTTCTTAGGTGTGGAATAATTGTTTCTTCGTATAGTGCAAGTCTTGCCTCTGCCACATTGGCATATGTTTGACTGTCAGGAACACCGACAAGCTGACTAGGAACACCAAAGCATAAAGCTATATCTGTTGCACTCATGTGCTTCAGGTTTAGGAAGTCCATATCTTTTGGACTTAATCCCATTTCTTTCCAGTCAAAGTCTCCCTCAAGAAGCATAGGTCTACCTGCATTACCTGCACCAGTAAATCTATTGTTCATGTCTGTGATAAGTTGTTGTCTTTGTGATTCTGTTAAATTAACTGCAAAGCCTTGATCATCTTGCGGTCTAAATACAACAGCACCACTTGGTCTTGCACCGTTTTGTAAAAGATTAACATTGTGCTTGCTAGACATATTAAATTGATCTACCTCAACAGCCGCCGCACTCATTGGGCTAAGACCATAATAGTCATCTAGTGGATTCCAGAGCTTGATATGTTTTAGTTCGCTGAATCCGTTTTCTTGATCTATTGTATAAGTATTTGCAACTCTACCATTGACTATGTACTCATACTTTTCAGGAATGGGTTTGCCACTACCTTTGATGTTTATTCTGTCAGGTCTAAGTTGATGCAGTTCTTTTGGTACACCCATTTCTGAACCAGTCTTAAGAATGTAAGCATTACCACTAAGCAAAACATAACCAAATAGACTGTTAAAGAACTCACTGTAAGACTGTAATGGGTTTGGTCTTTCTAAGAGATCAATCAAGGGATGTTCCTCAATTATTTGGTCGCCTGCTTTCAGCATAAATGGTACAGCACTTGCACCTTTACTTATCTCATTCACGCACCTGTAGACTATTGCATTTTTAAGATAACCCTCTTTTGCAAGGTCTTGGTATTTATAGGACTTGCCATCTTCAGTTCCTACACCAAAGTAGCCCATCATGTTTGAATTTTTTTGTTCAACGGGTTTAGCGTTAAACAATCTTTGTAAAAATGTTTGTTCTGCCATTAGCTTATTCTCCAGTTTACATTTCCCTGTGATTTGCTTAGTTCAGTTAAACCCCAAACAAGAGCATCTAATCTATCAGGACTGGGTTTCACTTGACCCACATAAGTACACATTTGTGTCTCTAATTCGGGGAACACTCCAAGATGATGCACCTTTCCCTGTTCATACAGTGCGGCAATAGGTTCTGCTCTTAGCATTTTTCCCCTTGTTGCCCTTACTGATCTGTAAGGTATATTGGGGTCAACACTTCTTAGTAGTCTCTCTACTAAATCACCACCGTTGTTAGTTTCTGCAACAATCCTGTCGGCTTCCCATTCATAAAATGTTTTAACAGCTAGTCTACCCCATTGGTCAGGAGTGTACTTTCCTGAAACATCTTCTAGTACATAATACTCATTATTATGGTCTTTGCCTACCACTACAATACCTGTTTCATCAGATTCTTCTCCTGATGTAACTGCAGGGTCTATTGCTACAATGATAGTTTTTAATTCTCTTTCTTCATTTGCAGGCAATCTTTTTTCCTCAATCATTGTTTGTGTCCACAAAGCACCCTCAATATCGTCAAGTATTTCTGCATACAATTCTTGTCTACCAAGTGCTGTGCCCTCATATCTCTCACGCATCATTTCTAGGGCTGACTCGGCAAGGTTTGCTTCGTTCTCAAATGTATTACCCTTAGTAACTAATACATCTTCTCTAACAATAAGATTTTTTAAGATGGGTATTGGCTTAGGTGTTGTTGTTATAAGGCACTGTGGGTTATCTCCTAGCCTTAGACCAAACATTAATTGATCAAAAGCTTCAGGGTATCGCCATGCGGCCAACTCATCGCACCAAGCACGGTGGAACTGTGGTCCCCTGAGTCTTTCGGGATTAACTGCGGCATATCCTACAATCTTAGAACCATTAAACAATCTTATCTCCATGACACTTCCTGAATAACCTTCAGTACCAAAAGTAGTGTCAAAACATTCTTTAGGAATTATAGACATAAGACCTGATGGTCCGTTGAAACAAACTCTCCTGAGATCACCGAATGTTGGTGCTACCACTGCTGATATAGTGTTTGGGTTTCTTAGTGCGTAGAGGGCAATGTCCTGTGCCCCAGTTCTTGTTTTTCCCCATCCCCTACCTGCAAGTATCAACCATATAAAATGGTCTGTATGGGGTTGTACTTGTTTTGGTCTAGCTGTCTTTAGCCAATTAGTGTATAGCTGAATCGCTGCTTTCTGACTTTGCTCTTGCAACCTCGTCAAGCAGTTCCATAGCTTCTCTGAAGGCATCTGTGTCTGTGATTTCTGCATTTAGTTTCATGTTTTCAGTTGATTCGCCTAAAGCTAACTTGCCTAGTTTTTGTGCTTGTAGTGCAGCATTAGCTAATTGTTGTACCATCTGAGGTTTAAAGCGTTCTTCATCATTTGGGTTGTTGGCTCTCCTTTGTGCATTTTCATTTAACATCAAGCCAACTTCATTAAAAAGAATTTTTGCAATACTCAATCCAGTGGTGTCCAAAGCAATAGATTCTTCCACCAATTGTTCTTGTCTTTCTTTGTCTAGCCTTTGTAAATATTCTTTGTGGAACCTTTCCTGTTGTGCTTTCCAAGAATCTTTTTGGGCTCGTTTATAAAGGGTACTTTTGGCTACCTTATATTCAACAGCTAAAGCATCTAGGGTTACATATTTTCTAGTACCTGTTTCAGTTTCTATGCCCTGAACATATTTGTTGCGTATTGACTCAGCAATTTCTAAAGTTAGTTTTTTATTTTTTGTAGTCAAAATTTATCCAAAAATTCTCATTTATTCTCACTCTTAAAATGTAGTCTAGTTTAAGTGGTACAAAATGTCTATATCTTTTTGTACAAATTGGGTTGCAATGTTTTTATATAAAGTTACAATAACAACTTATAAATTGATAGAGGTATATTATGAAATATAAAGATTTAGAAACTGTAAGAACTAATATGGTTGTTACAGAGTTCTTAAAAAAAGAGTTCCATAAAAAGGTTCACTTGTTAGGGTATGTAGGTGGTATTGATCATATGCAATATAACTACACTACTTTGTGGGGTAGTTTTGGTGAAGATGTCATGCAATGGTATGACTTTGAGATTATAGGAGTTAGCCATGACTAAAGTAAGTAAGCTAGATGGAATTGAATACAACGATCTTTCTAATGTTGAAAAAGAGATTGTTTTGTTAAGCATTAAGTACCACATGGATTTAATGAGTTTAAAGATTGCCGAAGTAAAAGAAATTGTTTCTCCCGAAGATTGGGATAAATTACATACGGTTATGAAATATGGTCAGAGGTTACAATAATGGTAAATAGAAATACAGGCATATATTTTGCCGATCAAGAAATTCCAGTCGTTGCAGGCAAGGATTTGGAAGCATGGAAAAAAGACAGTCACAAAATAGCTACCCTTGAAATAGATACAGGTGAGCAATACACACTGAGAGGTAAAAAAGGATTTGGTTTTTTTGCAGTGTTAAGAAACAAATGACGGTTCATACACATCCTTACTATTGGGATTGCGAATGTGATAAAGATTTTATCCATGCCAAAGATACCAGTCATGAATGTAACCTATGTGGTGCTAATAAAGATGATCAACCCGATTCGCATTATGATGAAGTTGTGAAAGCAGGATTTACACCAACATATGATGATTGTTAGGAAGTTAAAAGACGATGCTTCCTTGCATAGTAGCGTAACACACTAATAGCTACTCAAAAATATATAAAGGTGGGTGGTTTGCTAGTAGTCCATGTCAAAAAAACTAGCCTAAATTAATTTCATTTTTTTTGTCCTAAAAGGTTGTATATGTAATCATAGTTGTTATAATAACTGTATATTAACTTGAAACGGAGAATAAAATGAAAACATTAAATGACCAAAGAACTTACGGAGTTGAAGTAGAGTTCATTTCTAATGAGTGGAGTCAAGCTGAGTTGATTGAAAAGATCAACACAAAGGCTCTTTCCTATAACACTGATACTTTCAGAATGCCTAAAGTTCACAGAGCATCATGGTCTGACACTAATACTACACAGTGGAGAATCAAAACAGATTCATCAGTTGGTAGTAGAAATGGGTTCGGACTTGAATTAGTTTCACCTATTCTTGAGGGTGATACTGATATGTACATTCTTAAAATCTTTCTTAAGCTTCTTAATGAATTGCATTGTGATGTAAACAGAAGTTGTGGACTTCATGTTCATGTAGGTGTTAGAGATTGGGGCGTTAAGCAATTCAAAAACCTTGCTAAAAGATATGTGAAATTTGAAACTGCAATTGACACTGTTATGCCAAGTTCAAGAAGGGCAAGCAACAACCAGTACTGTATATCTAATGCTAGAAGATACGGTAGCGGTGTTACCCTTACTGAAATCTTTGCAAGCATTCAAAGATGCAGATCAACACAACAACTTAAAAATTATATTCAAAACGGTAGATACTACAAACTGAATATGGAAAGTTTTTGGAAGCATGGAACTATTGAATTCAGACATCACAGTGGTACGATTTGTCCCGACAAGATTGAGAATTGGGTTTATGTTTGCATGGGCATGACTAAGCTTGCTGACAATAACAGAGCAGTCAAATGTAAAAGCACTGATGTTGTTGATACTTATAGAAACAAGCTTTCAATCTTCATGAACGGACTTTCCAAAAGTGGCTTGATTGATTCAAGCGTAAAAAGATTTTACACAAAAAGAGCGAGGGCATTATGCACAAGTTAAAATACACCATGAAAGGTGGTGCAATATTTGTTGGTTACGACAAGTATGAGATTGTAGAAGCAATTGCAGAATCTAGCTTTGCACCTACCG